ATTTTATCCTCATCTTCTCATTGTTAGCCAATGTACCACCAGCAAACAAAACTATGTTTGTGAAATATAGAGTTGGTGGAGGCTCATCAACTAACTTAGGTACAAACGTACTAAATACTATGGGTGTACATGATATATTCGTTACTGGTGATGATGCTATAATTAATAATGCTGTTAAAAAATCATTATCTGTTACAAATCCATTACCAGCTATTGGTGGTAAAGATGCACCATCAGTTGAAGAAATTAAAAATTTAGTTAAGTATAATTTTTCATCTCAGAATAGAGCAGTAACACTTGGTGATTATAAAACTCTAATTGGTAAAATGCCTGGTAAATTTGGTGTACCTTTTAGATATAATGTTATCGAAGAACAAAATAAAATTAAAATATATACAATAACTTTGGACGCAAATTCTAAATTATCAAGTACATCAACAACCACATTACAAGAAAATATATCCACATACTTATCTGATTATAGAATGCTTAACGATTATATAGAAGTTACTAATGGTAAAGTATATAATATAGGATTTGAGATTGATTTATTTATCGATAAAGGTTATCAACAAGCACAAGTAATGGCACAAGTAATAACATTAGTAACTGAATATTTTGATATAAATAGATGGGGTATGGGTGAAAACATTTATATGGGTCAATTATTAGAAAAAATATCTGGAGTTAAAGGTGTCATGAACGTTATTGATTTAAGGGTTTATAATAAACTTGGGCAAAGTAGATACTCTTCAAGAAAAATACCGCAACCATTCATTGATGAAGATACTAAACAAATTGATTTATTAGGTGACTTTGTATTATATGGTGACGCAGCTGGTATGTTTGAAATAAAATACCCTGAAAGAGATATATTAGTTAGAGTAAGATGATTTCAACTTTATACTTTATTTTTTTATAAAATTTATTATAATAGATTATAATAATTAGCTAAAATAAAATAATAAAATGGGTTGTAGTTGTAAAAACGATAATATCGTTGACAAGGAGTTAAACGGTAATAATGATAATATCGTACTTAGAAAAAGATGGTATGTATATGCGTTGGAATATACAGTTAAAATAATAGCATATTTACTTACTATTATTATTGGATTACCTATATTAAACGTGTATGTAATGTATTTAGTTTTTAAACTTTTAGTTTTAAATAAAAAATTAGATACTAATGATTTAGTCTCAACTTTAGTCTCAATGACTAAGAGGTATAGTCCTAAAAATTCTGACGATGATGACGATGATGACGATGACGATGACGATGACGATGACGATGATGAAGATTATGATTATGAATTAACTAAATTTAATGAAATAGAAGAACTAACAATTTTTGAAAAAAAGAAATAAATGTCTAACGAAAATATAAGGATAAGAACAACACTTAATGATGGGTCAAAGAGTGTTAATATTCAGATAAATCAAAAATTTGATTTTATTGAAATATTATCATTAAAAATATCTCAAGAGGATGCGTATAGACGTTTCTGTTCTGATTATGGTGTTGTTGTAGGTAGAGTTACAGTAAATAGTGGATATGGGGTACCAAATGCAAAAGTATCAATATTTATACCTATAACTGACGAGGATAAAAATGACCCAGTTATTAGCGGTCTTTATCCATATACTGCTATTGAAGATTTAAATTCTGATGGGTTTAGATATAATTTATTACCTAAAAATAATGAAACGTTAGACGATTGTTTTACTGAAACTGGTTCATTCTTCAATAAAAGGGAGTTTCAAGATAATGATGAAGCTTTAGATATTTATTGTAAATATTATAAATACACAACAGTTACCAATCATGCTGGTGATTACATGTTTTTTGGTATACCAAACGGTAATTACTTAATACATATTGATGCTGATATTTCAAATATCGGGGCAATATCTCAAAAACCATATGATATTATTAGAGAAGGTTCAAATGGAACTCAATTTTATAGTAACAGTAAATTTAAAAAATCACAAAACTTAAATACATTAGTACAAATAAAAAGTAAAAATGGTAGTGTTAATGTCATTCCTTTTTGGGGTGATACTGAGCAATGTAATTTAGGTATAACTAGATTCGATGTTGATTTAGCAACGAATATAGTTCCTTCAGCTATTTTTATAGGTGCTTTATTTGGTGATAACGCTAAAAATAGTGTTAATAAACTTTGTAGACCTAGAGCTAACGTTGGTACTTTAGAAAATATGACAACTGCCTCAGGTACTATAGAAATGATACGAAAAAGTTTTCTTGGTGAAATTGAGAGATTTGATATTGATGGAGGTGAATTAATTGACGACAACGGTACGTGGGCTTATCAAATACCCATGAATCTAGATTATGTTATTACTGATGAATTTGGTGAATTAATACCTACCGATGACCCTAACAAAGGTCTACCAACTAGAGCTAGAGTTAGATTTAGAATCGGCATGAATGCAACTGGGGAAGAAGCTCAGGAAAGAATTAGAGCTAAATATTTAGTACCACATAATCCAAATTCTTGGTTAGATTCAGATTATAATTTTGATGAAACAACTAAAGATGCAAACTTCCAAGATTTTTATTGGAATAAAATATATACAGTAAGTAATCATATCAGTAGAGTACAAAATACTGTTTGGCCTTATCCAACTTTTTTTAGGACATTTGTTGGTTTAAAAAATGTTGATGATAGTGGTCCTAATAATCCAATGCCATTTAATAAAATAGATACTACATTAAACCCATTATTTATAATAATATGTTTAATAGTAAAAATAATTGCAATTATTATTAAAGTCTTAAACAATTACATAATACCAGCAATTAACGCAGTTTTCTACTTCCTGAATAAATGGATTATGAAACCCATATGTAAGCTTCTTAATACCCTTATAGGGTGGGTATGTGCATTAAAACATGTTTTTTCAAGTTCAGGTGAACGCAGATGTAAAGACGAGAATCAAATTAGGGATTGTGAGATAGGTTATATATCATATCTTTTATTAACATGTTCAGCAGATGAAAGCGGAAAACCATATTGTGTTGGTTGTGATAAATCAAAAACTGGTGAAGGGTATAAAGCAAGTTTTAATAGAGCTAAAATAGATAACCCAAATGGATTTCATTATCCAGGTAGTAATAAATATAATGGTTGGAATGACACTTCACCAACTGGTGATGCTGGATGGGTAAATTGCATATCTTTAGCATTAGCAGATGCATTAGACGCATTTAAATTTGATTTCTATAATGATTGGCTTAATGGTTCATTATATTCATATTTAATACGATATAAAGTAAGGTCACAAGGAAAAGGAAAAGAGAAGTTCTGTGAAATTGACTGTGAAAGTGGAGATGGTACAGATAATAATAAAGATGGTGAATCTGATAATGGTTGTTTCACTAATTATATTATCGATACATGTATAGCTGCGCAACCACAAGGGTCAGACTCATCTAGCCAGAATGTAGCTAAATCTGCAAACTATATAGAAGTTAGAGAAGGTTTAATTAAAAAACATAAGGGTCAATTATATTACGCTGCTTATTCAAAAAAGAGTAATTATAGATTATATGCGACTAAAATAGTATGTTTAGGTGCGGTATTTGAATGTGATTGGCAAGGATTACCTAAATTGCATCAATATTTAGCTGATACAACATATAATCGACCACCTTTAGTTAATACTTACTATGATAGTGGACAATATGTTGGTGATATAATGGAATCTGGTTTTGATTCACCAGACAATAAATTAATTAATACCCAAATATGTAATGTTGATTGTCTTAACCTAGGTGTTGGTTCACAACAATGTAATAATATTAAAAGACTATGTGAATTAGGTGTAAATAATGACCAAGACAATAGAGATGATAATGGTACTAAAGCTGACTTTAAAATTCTTAATACTGATGTAACTAATAGTTTCATAAGAGGTATGTTCGCTTATGTAAATGGTACTTACAACCCATTAATGAGTAATAAAATACAATTAATACCATTTGATGAAAGCGGTTTTGATTATCTATATAGTCATAAATATTATGATAAATTCAGAGGGATAAAAAGTAAATCAGACTCTATTTGGATGTATGAAAATTCTTTTTATTTTTATTTTGGTTTATTACCTGGTAAAACAGCTATAACTAGATTAAAAACTCAATATTTTCCAGATTGTATAAGAACTGATAAAAAGGAAATGAGTATTGTTATAAATGACATTACTGACGATTCAACTGATGGTAAAGGTATTGGTTCTATTGATTATTCTGTTAATGGTGGTGTTGGACCTTATAAATATGAATGGGAAGGGCCACTAATTAATGGTAAAAGAGTATCGTGTTGTTATGATGGTGAAACTAAATCACCATGTAATCTTACTACACTTAGTTGTGTCGAAGGTCAACCATTTAGTAATTTATTTGGTGGGACATATACACTTACAGTTAGCGACTCAGTTGGGAATGTTGTAACAAGTACAATAACTGTCGGTGGATTCATTGGTGTAGAATGTGAAGTACAACCTAGACCTACTAACGCAAGTGGTAATGGTAATGTTTATATCACATTAAATAATGGTACTAGTCCATACAATGTTGTAATACAACAATTAGATGCTAACGACAACCCTATACCAAGTAAAATATATACACTACCTCCGATATATAAAACACCAATAGGTGGACAATGTTATGGTGCGTGTACTAATAACCCATTACCTGAAGGTAATTATATAATGA